TTCGAACCCCGGCGCCCGTCGGCTTCGACGACCGACACTTCCGACGCGAGTTCCTGCTGCAGATCATCCGTCGATCCGGTGTTCGAATCGACTGTCACCGCGCCGTCGCTCGCCGTCGCGTAGCCGTTGTCCATAGGCCCTTACGTCACTTGCTACTTATGGCGATCCACGACACTACGTCACTGGCCGTCAACGCCGTGGCCGCGATCGTCATCTGGGTCGTTGTCGCCGTGCAACGCACCACCAAGAGCGACGAATCATCCTGACAGACCACGAACGGCGCCGACGGAAAGGCCGTGCCGTTGAAGTTGATCACCCCGCCTGTGCCCGGCGCTCCCGTCCCGACGTTGACCGAACCGGCGAAGGGCGTCGAGCCTGCCGTGACCGCGGGCGACGTACCGAATCCAGAGGCGATCGTCGGGAGGGCATCGACTTTCAGGACGGAGCCAGACGAGACACCAGCATTACGGAGCGTGAACAACGCATCGGCCGACGCGGTCAGGAACCCCCGCGTCACGAACGCGAACGCCCCGGGCCCCAACGCCGTAAATTGAGTCGCCGTGACCGTCCCCGATGAGTCCCCCTGCGTCCCGTTCCCCACGGCCACCGCCCCGGCCGACGTGCGCGAGAGGCCGGTATCGATCGGCGATCCGAACGTCAGCGGCGACGCGACCCCGGCCAGCGCCGGCGTGATCGTAGCCGGCGGCTGCGCGATCACTACAGCGCTCAGCCCGAGCGTCAGCGCGATCGCGATCCAGCGCATTCTGCCCTTCATCGCTGACTGTAGGTGCAATCAAGAATCCCTGACGAGGCCCCGGTGCGGAACCCCCGGAATCGCATGATCGAATCGTGCCCGCTGATCACCAGCACATCGCCCGGCTCCAACAGCGTGCCCACAGCCGCGGTCGGCGTCGTCCCGTCGATCGTGTAGCGGATCTCCGCCACCTCCAGCCGACATTGGGCCGTGTCCGCCTGCCGCGACCCGCCCGACAGATCCGGCTCGACCTTCGCCGCGGTAAACGGCGTAGACGACGCCGCCACCGTCAGCTGCTCGAACGAAATGAACGACACGGCCTGCAGCGCCACGGCCGCCAGCGCGAGACACATCACGAGCGCCGCGATCGTTCGCTTCATCGCTTCCCCCGATGTAAGAACTTCCCCAGATTACGGCCCGGATGCGTGCCCACCCTCGGATCATCGGCTCGCGCTCGTCCCGCCGTGGACGCCTTCCCGGATGTCACCCGCGGATCGTTCGCCGCCGCCATCGACCGATCCGAGCGGCGCTCCGCCCGCCCACCCGGCCGCGGATCGTTCGCCATCGACCGGATCGAGCCAGCCGCCGGCCGGCCCTTCAATGCAGCACCCGGACGCCCAACGGCTGCATCGTCATCGAGAACGCCGCCGGATGGAACTGCAAACCGACCGGCGCCTCCCGCCGCACGTCCGACGCCTGGAACGGCCCCGCGTCGTTCACGTTGCGATACGGCCCCGCGTCGATCAGCCGCGGATACACGCGCCACGGCTCCGCCGCGAGCTTGCCCGCCGTCGACGTCTCCGTCACGACGAACCGCTGGAGTACGCCCGTCGACCGCTGCGTGATCGGATTGACCGCGTACCGGCCCTCGATCGTGAACACGTCCCCGACCATGAACGCCTCGCCGTACCCGGCCGGCTCGACCGGAACCGTCGAAGCTGCCGGCGCCGCCTCGAGCGCCGGCGACGCACACAGCGTCGCCACAACGCCGAGCAACCCGCCAACGAACGCGCGCCGTGTCACCATTTTGACCACCTCAGAGAGTTGAGCTCGCCGCCCTGACCACTATACGCCGAACGGCGAGCCCGTTGCAGATTACCCGCCTCGACCCTAGATCGGGCCCCCTTCCACCTGCCCCGGCAGCATCGCCGGCGCCAGCGGAATATTCTTCCCGGCCTGGATCGCCTTCACTGTCAGATCGATCCCGTCACTGACGACGCCCGACAGCTCCGGAATGTTGATCGTGCCCGGCTTCGCGACGTTGACGGCCGCCAGGCCGGTAGTCACCGCATCCATCGCAATCGCCTTCTTCTCCGCACCGCTCAGCCCTTTGGCCTGCCCGATCTGTTCCGCGATCTGCACCCCATGAATCACCAACGCCGTCGCCGTCGGCGGCACTCCGGCCGCCGCGAGCGCGATCGGTCCGACCAATTCGGCGATCTTTACAAACTTGCGCCAATCAACATGCACGCTGCTACCCTCCTGTGTCCGCCTCGCCGCCAGCCGGCGCGGCCGGCGCTAGATCCGCTGCCTGCGCCGCGGCATCCTGCCCCTGCTGCGCCCCTTCCGCCTGTGTCGCGCGCGCCTGATCGCCCGCTGCGGCGCCCTGCTCCAGCGCCTGCTGGTGCGCCGCGTCGCCCGCTTCCAGCCCGCGCTGGTGATCGGCTTCCGACGCCACCTGTCCGCCGAGCGCCGCCGCTGCCGCCATCCCGGCCTCATGCGCCCGCTGCTTCGCCGCTTCCACATGATCGGACGCGTGTTGCTGCGCCAGCGCCGCCGCCTTCATCGTCTCCAGATCCGCCGACTGCACGCCCTTCGCCATCGCCCCGATCTCCGCCACCGCCACCGACGTCGCATCCTTCATGATCTGGATCTGCACATCGGCCAGCTTGATCGCTTTGTCGGTATCCGACTTGAGCTTGGCGATCGTCGCCTGCGTCTGTGCCTTCATCCGTTCCGGCTCCAGCTCCTGGAGCTTGGCCTGCATCGCCTGGAGCGCCTGCTTCGCCTGCTCCAGCTGAATCTTCGGATCCTGCCCGTCCTGCTGATCCTGCAGCTGGGGCGGCAGCATCTTGTGGATGCGATCGGCCGCTTCCTCGTGGCCCGGGAAATCCCGGAACCGCAGGTAGATATCGCCGAGCAGCTGAAACAACTGCGGCTCCGCCTGGAACAGCTGCCCGAGCTCGTCGGCGCCCTGATCGACGCGCGACTTGTACCCCTTGCCGACTTCGACGGTCAGCCCGTAGACCCCGCCGTTTCGGAGATTGTGCAGCGTTGCCGCGTCATTCGGATCCGACACGCGCGCCAGCGCCGCCCGCTTCTCCTCCGGTGTCCCGAACGGCAATGCCCGAGGCCGCTTGCCCTGCATCTCATACGGCCGATTGAGAATGACCGGCTTGGAATCCTTGTCCTCCGCCCCGAGCACGCGCGCCGTCCGCCCCGGCCGATCGTAGTAGAACGGAATCATCGACAGCACGACACGCGCTTCGTACTGCATCGACAGCTCCGCCTGGTTGTCGAGCCAGTGCGAATTGCTCTGATCGCCCTGTTGCTGGAGCGCCAGTGTCCCACCCTTCGTTTTCACGTTCGGTGAGCTTTTGCCGAGCGACGGTTCGAAGAATGCTGTGCCCGAATGGATCCACTGATCCGCCATGCTCAGCATCTCCATCGACATGCCGAGCTTCGAGCTATCGACCTGCGTCCGCTTCGGCTCCGGCACCAGATGATCGCCGAGCGCCGTCGGCTTGTAGCGCACATACGGGAAATTCCGGATGTTCGCCAGCAGCAACTCGCGCTCATGGCCGACTTCCTGCCCCTCCGCAATGACCCACGTCGAGCGCGGCTCCTGCGCCATCGACTCGACCGCGTTACTCGCCGCGTAGTTGAAGACGTTCTGCGCGTCCGTGTTCGGTTCGTACATCCCGACCCATCGCCGTTCGTTATCGAACGGGATCAGCTCCTCGCCGATTGTCGGCACCACCGGAATGTAGGCCGCATGGATGATCGCGTCGTTCATGAACTCGACCGCGTTCATCCACCGCGAGCGCGTCCGCCGCTGCTCATCAGCCAGCCAGCCGGCCTTCTTCGCGTCGCGCGCCGCCTTCGGCCGCCGCTCAATGCAGAGGTACTCCGCGACCAGCACCGCCCGCGCCTCGCCTTCGCCGCGGATCCACTCCGGCGCATCCTCCGCCAGCTTCGTCAGATCGCCGTCGGACATCTCCGCCAGCGCCGACGGCAGATCCTCGACCTTGCCCGTCTCCGCGTTCGTTTTCTTCACCCGCTTGTAGAGCTGCTTGTACTTCGCCCAGGAGACCCACTCGAGCACGAATGCGTGCTCGCCGTCGGAGAAATCCGGCTCCGTCGCGAACGGATCGAAGTAGACCGCATCCTGATACAGAATCCGCTTGATCCGGATGTTCTGATCCTTCGTCTGGTCGTAGTCGGCCGCCGGCTCCGTCACGACCCGCCAGGCCCCGCGGCCCGCCTTCACCGCCCGATTGAACCCCCAGGACCGCGCTAGCCCCGCCCGCGACTCCCGATCGATCTGCCGGTACAGCCCCGTCATCGTCTCCGCGGTCTCATCCTCCGCCGTCTCCGACTCCGGATGAAACGTCACGCCGAGATGTGCCGCGCGCTCCTGATTGAGCACCAACCGGACCGCCTGCTCGATCTTCGGAATCGCAATCATCGGGCGATCCGGCATCACGACCCCGCCACCGAGATCCTCGCCGGCTCGCCAGCTTTTCGCGTCCGTGGACCACATCAGCGCCGGCACCTGATACCGCAGCGCCGCCTTCTCGCGCTCTGCCTGTCGCCACACCGCCGACGCCGCCACCTGGAGCCGCTCAAGCGCCAACTGATGATCGCCTTCCGCGCCCTTCGAGCTGTAATCCGGTTCGGACGGTTCGTTCTCCTCGTCCGGCTCCGGCTCCGCCG